TTATCATCGGTACCCGTGTAGCCTCCGTAGATTTATATAAAGAGTTGCGTAACCCCGATAGATATCCTGGTGGTCTAGTACCTTGGACCTACCTAGCAATGCCAGCATTATTAGATGCCAATGAGGATCCCGATCAGTGGGTTACTTTATGGCCAGCCTCTGATCAGCCCTTTGATGGGCAAGAGGACACAGACAAGAATGAGGAAGGTCTATATCCTCGCTGGTCTGGTAGAAACTTATTCAACGAACGTCAATCAATGGATGCTTCAACCTGGGCTTTGATTTATCAGCAACAGGATATATCAGATGATGCAGTATTTGATCCAGTATGTGTTAGAGGATCTATTGATGGTATGCGAAAGAGCGGTGGATTAAATGCCGGTTATCCAGGTCATCCTAAAGATACTCAAGGCTTCAGTTATATTTGCGGTCTGGACCCTGCAATGGTTGGTGACACTGCTGCTATTTGCTACGCTATTGATCGTGCTACCAATAAGCGTTACATTGTTGATGCTATTAAGATCTCTAGACCGACTCCAGCGCAGATCCGTCAATTAATATTTGACTGGACAGAGCTATACAAGCCTAGCGAATGGATAGTAGAGAAGAACGCTTTTCAATCCTTCTTAACACAGGATGAAGGTATACGCCAGCATCTAGCCACTCGTGGAGTTGTACTCCGTGAGCATCATACTGGTAACAATAAGTGGGACTCAGGATTCGGTGTGGCTTCTATGTCCACACTGTTTGGTACCAAGCAGCACGATGGCAAACACCACAGAGATAATCTGATTCATTTGCCTAGTGATCAAACTGAAAATGTCAAGGCTCTAATAGAGCAGTTGATTACTTGGTCACCTAATACCAAAGGCAAGACCGATATGGTTATGGCTCTTTGGTTCTGTGAGATCAGGGCAAGGGAAATGATCAACTATGGTCAGTACCAACACCACCATATGAAAAATCCTTTCCTATCCAATAGAGAAAAATCTAAACGGATGGTGATCAATATAGACGAACTACTATTACAAAAAGACAAGACTTTTATCTAGGAGGACCAAATGGCACTACCACTTATAGTCGCAGGAGCTGTAGCAAGGGCTGGTTTAAAAAAACTAGCAACAACTGCTGTTAAAAAAGCCGGATCTAAAGGCGGCACTAAGGTAGGCCAAAAAGTAGGCAAGAAGGTTCTTGAATCTACTAAGGCTCCAAAGTATCCATCAGCTAAAGGTAAAACCGTAAAAAGTAAAGTTGACGGCAAAGTTAAAACAACATCTGAATCTGGTCGTAAGACAAGCAAGAGTGCAAAAGAAGTAGAGTACAAAAAGAAAAATCTTACTGAAGGACAACGCTTAGGTTCATTTAAAGCCCAAGAAACAAAACGTACTAAGGCTGTAGTTACTAGTGCAAGTCGTGCAAGAGAAGCGGCAGCACCTATTATTGGTAAAGAAGTAATTAAGAAAAGAGCCTCCCAAGGAGTTGCAGCAATTGCATTAACAGATGCTGCTATCCAGAGAAATAAGAATAAAAAGAAACAAGGTAAATAATTGCTAACACCAAAAGAAGTAATCGCTAAAGCTGGTCGTATACAGACCAGATATGCAGCCCGTGATCAACGGATGCGGGATGTTCTTTCTGTGCGCCAAGGTGATATATCAAAAGTATATCCATCTATGTTCTCAGAGGAATACCCAAAACCCTTAGTTGCTAACTTCGTAGATGTAGCAGCCCGTGACTTAGCAGAGGTAATGGCACCACTGCCATCCTTTAACTGTGCCGCTACCAATATGGTATCTGATACTCAACGCCGTGCTGCTGATACTAGAACTCGTATCGCTAACTTCTATGTAACCTCATCTGATCTACAGATCCAGATGTACCAAGGTGCTGACTGGTTCAATACCTATGGAATGTTACCAGCAATGATTGAGATGGATTACGAAACTAATAATCCAAGAATCCGTCTATTAAATCCTTTTGGTGTTTATCCAGAGTTAGACCGTTATGGTCGTTGCGTTTCTTTAATTCAAGTTGTTAATACAGATGCAGAAACCTTAGCTGCTCAATACCCAGAGTATGCAGATGTTATCCTTCCTAAGAATAGATGGCAACAAGGTTCCCCTGCTTTATCTTTAGTTCGCTACCACGACAAAGATCAGGATATGATCTTCCTACCAGAACGCCAGAATTTAATTCTAGGTAATGTTCCTAATCCAGTAGGTAAGTGTTTAGCTAACGTTGCTATGCGATCCTCCCTTGATGGTGAGGCTCGTGGTCAGTTTGATGATGTACTAGCAGTTCAACTAGCTCGTGCAAGATTCGCAGTATTACAGATCCAAGCTGCTGAGAAATCTATTCAAGCACCTATTGCTATTCCACAAGATGTACAAGAACTTGCTTTGGGACCAGATGCAATTATGCGTTCTGCTAATCCACAAGGTATTCGTAGAGTTCCACTAGAACTACCAGCAGGTGTATTCACAGAGTCTGGTGTACTAGAGCGTGAACTTCGCGTTGGTGCTCGTTATCCTGAAACTCGCTCAGGTAATATTGATGCCTCTGTTGTTACTGGTCGTGGTGTGCAAGCACTACAGGCTGGTTTTGATACACAGGTTAAAGCAGCACAAGCACAGTTTGCTCGTCTATTTACAGATATGGTTTCTCTATCCTTTGAGGTAGATGAAAAAGTATTTGGTAATATGGTAAAGACAATTAAGGGTAGCGATGACGGCACACCTTATACATTAAAGTACACACCATCTCGTGATATTAAAGGCGAGTATGGCGTAGATGTACGCTACGGTATTATGTCAGGAATGGATCCTAATAGAGCCATTATTGCATTACTACAAATGCGTAGCGACAAGTTAGTATCCCGTGATTATGTCCGCCGAGAAATCCCAATGGAGTTAAATGTTACACAAGAAGAACAAAGGGTTGACATTGAAGAAATGCGTGATTCTCTTCGTGTTGCTGTTGCTCAGTATGCACAAGCTATACCCGCACTTGCTTCCCAAGGTCAAGACCCAAGCCAAATCATTACTAGAATCGCTGATGTCATTCAGGGCAGACAAAAAGGATTACAACTAGAAACTATTATTGCCAAAGCATTTGCACCGGAGCCAGTAGCTCCAGCGCCAACAATGCCTGAACAACAAGTTCCAGTAGCAGGTGCGGCCCCCGCCCCTGCCTCGCAGCCAACTCCAGAACAACAAAGCGGAGCGGCCCCTGCTGCTGGTCAACCTCAACCAGATATCGCACAACTACTCGCCTCTATCGGCGGAGCAGCATAATGAAGGGGGTGAACAAATGAACAAAGGATCAAGAGCAAAGGCTACTGAAACAAAGCCTGTAGAGGGCAAGAACGGAGCACTGCCAACAACTGGAAAAGTATTCTTCGGATACACACCAGCAGGTCGTAAGGGTAAGAAGGCTTAAATTATTTTATTGATAGGAGCGCTGGGTGAATAACGATAATAATCTTAATCGCCCAGTGCGACTGTCTGATTATCTAGTAATAGCATCAGGATTCTTTTTAAATTTAATATCAGTGATAGAAGCACTTGCAGATGATCTGCACCAATTAGCTGTCTATCATTCAACACAGAAGAGCCAGGAAGAAAAAGTCTGGCAACAATTTTCGCAAGATCTAGAAACTTTAAAGGAGGAATAATGGCAAGAGGTCCATTAGCTGGCGCATCAGGCCCAGGCAAATTCTCCAAGAGAACAGATATGAGTTTAGGTTCTACATCATATGGAGAAGGTCAAGAAACTGCTGCACTTAATACAGCAGCACCTAAAGCAAAGACTCGTGGTATTGCAGATGATGTAGGTGGAAGACCTGCTAGTCCAGCAACACAAACACCAGTGACCCCATTATTCGCTCCATCACAACGCCCAGATGAACCTATTACTAGTGGTATTGATTTAGGTGAAGGCGCAGGATCATCAGCATTAATGATGTCTAAAGCAAGCACAAAACTTTCAGATAGCTTGGCACAGATGTTGCCATTTGATACAACTGGCGAAATCGCTGTACTTTATCAGAACGCTTTAGCACGAGGTAACTAGTGTCAGAGAATCTAAAAGCAGCAGCAATTGCTGCGGGACTGACACCAGCAGAGAAGAAAAGAATAGATGAGTTTAATAAAGCACTTACTGTTCATAAACAATTATCTAATCTTCCAGCAGATGTAGCCAATACAGTCTATAACCAAAAAACCCCTGCTCAAAAGTTAACACTTCAAGAAAACTTTGGCAACGAAGATGAAGTAGTAAAACCAAAGCGTGGATGGTTTGGTACTGCATTTCATTATACTTTTGGTCAAGTAGGCGAAGGTGCTGGAAAAGTATTAGCAGGACTAGGTAACGTATCCGATTTTTCAACTCGTGTGGCTCGTACCATACTAGTCGCTGGTGATCAAAAATTAGATTTAGGTACTGCTTGGGATGTAGCAAACGATAAAGGCGATAAAGTATTTAGCCCAGGTCGTATTGCTGATGCTAAAGTAAAGTATGGCCAAGATGCCGTAGATATTGCGATTCGTATTGCATCCGGTGAGGCACCAGAAGAGATTATGAAATCTGCTACAGATGAGCAGAAGAAGTATCTAATGCTTGCTGATACTAGACAAACTAATATTCCTGGCTACGCATCTCCTGAAGATGTAAAAGCTGCTCGTGCTAACTTTCAGGATACTCTTGATTCAGTTCAAGCTGCTAAGTACTCTCCTGGTAGGTTCATTGCTAATCTAATAACACCTGGTGATCTTGAGGGATCTGGATTTTTTTACAAGGCTGTATCAGGTGCAGTAGATGCTGCTTACAGAGTACTTGCCGATCCATTACTAGTTGCTGGTAAAGCAAAGAGAGCCTACGATGCAGGTAAGTATGCTTTAAATATGGCTGTAGGTGGCGAGAAGGTTGCTACCGTATTTTCTAAAACACCTGTAATTAATTTTTGGAATTCATACGGATCCAAAATGGATGAATACATAAAGGCTACCAGTGCTCCTTCTAAAAACACTGAAAACATTTTAACAATTAAAAGAGATTTATACACAATGGCTCCAGAATATGGAGATGAAATTATTAAAACATTTGCTCAGGCAGGTGTAACTAATGCCAAAACTGCACAAGCGTTTTTTGAAAACACAAAACAGTTAGATGAAATCATAAAAGGAAGTCCAGGCCGTAAGAGAGTTATTATTCCTCGCCTAGATCCTATACGCAAGGCTCGTATTGCTACCTTAACTACTGGTCGTAAAGTATTAAACCTTGACACAATTGGTCCTAAACTGGTAGATGACTACTGGTTTGGTGGCGCTACAGATGCAGATGGAATTGCTAAAACCATAATCAATGGAAAAGAAGAATTTGTAAATATAGTAAAAGCATCAACATCTTCAAAAGACGTAAAATTATTTTCAACTCAATTTCTTCAACAACGTATTGATAGAGCAAAGGCTAAGTTTGTACTAGCCCCTTTATTTAGAGATGATGCCTTTGATGTAACTTCCAAAGATGCCTCAAGCCAGATTTACAGAATAGCTGTAATGGTTATGCCTAAGCGTGAGTCTAAACTTCTTGCTCAAGCCTTTGACAGTATTGATGATGTGGGTACTAAAAAGGGTGTCTACTACGGTCTATGGGGAACTATTGCTGAAGTTCGTGGTTTAAATACAACCGCACCAGGACAACAGATTGTTCGCTACTTAACTGGTAAAGGACAAGCCCTATACGGCATAGATGATGCCTATAGAGAGATTGGTGCTTTACCTTCAGACTTTAGCAACTTTGTATCTGCGCCAAGTCTAAGAGATTTAGATAGAGCAGTTGCTCGTAATACTTTATTCCAAAAGATTATGGGTGTTCCTAATACGCAATTTGCGGAAAAGATGACAAGTGCTTGGTCATTCTTAACTCTTGCTGGACCTCGTTATGCTATCCGTAACGCTGGTGAAGATTTAATGATGAACCTCGCTATTGGTAAATCTCCTTGGGGAGTGGCTAAGAACGCATTTCTATCTAATCGCGTAAACGTCTATATGACTGCTGCTAGAAAAGCAGATGGTACTGTTAACTGGTTTAACAACCCATTGGGTCTAGCAATGCGTATGGTTAATAAAAAAGAAGTAGATAATGTTACGAAAGAACTTACTACTTTAAAAGTTAAATTTGATAATGGATACAAAGAGCTTAATAGTTTAAAGAAACAGTTATCTGCTACTAAAGATCCAATAGATGTTAGTGATCTTGAACTAAGAATCAAAGAAATTGAATATACCCTTCAAGGTGGTTTGACTGACCAAACTCGTATTAT